AAAGAAGTAAGAGGTGAAAAAATTGAAAGAATCAGATATTGTAAGGGCGATTTTGAAATATCTGAAAACTGTGCCGGAGTGCTTCTGCTGGAAAGAGCATGGCGGTATGTACGGAACGGCAGGGATTCCCGATATTATTTGCTGCTATCATGGGAAATTCGTAGCTTTTGAGGTCAAGACAGAAACAGGTAGAACCACGGCTTTGCAGGAATCGGTTATCAACAAAATACAGAAATGTGGTGGAAAAGCTGCGGTGGTTCGGTCTGTGGAGAATGTGAAAGCAGCGCTGAAGGAGATGGTGGTATGACGGCGAAAGAATACATGAAACAAGCCAAAATTCTTCTGAGAAGAATCGATAGAAAACAAAAAGAAGCCGATGCTCTTAGGCAGAAGTTGTCTGTCCCGCAATCGCCTGATTTTTCAGATATGCCTAAAACCGTATCTCTAACACCAAATAAAATTGAAACCGGTGTTGCTAAAATCATATCTTTGGAGGAAGAGATCTTCGTTTTCCGTACAAAATTGGATTCGATGATTGCAGAAGTCAATAACAATATCAGCAAACTTGATAATTCAGATATGCGTGATTTACTTACAAAACGATATGTGGAATTTAAGGCTTGGAAAGTTATTTTCAGTGAAATGGGATATAGCAAATCAAGTGCCTATCGGCTTCATCAAGAGGCACTGTCGATTATAAAATTTGGGACTTCGTGGGACTATGTGGGACTTGATGAGAGTTCCAATATGTGATATACTGTAAAGTAGGAAAGTAAGATAAAGTGAATCAGCCTTTGTGGGAGAAATCCTGCGGAGGCTATTTTTATAGCCAAAGGAGAATTATTATGCTTGCAAAGAAAGTATTGAGAAACGGTATCAGTCTGAACAGTCGTATTAAAGAGCAGATTGTTATTTATCGTGACTGGAAAGAACTGTCCGCCGAATTCAATGATGAGGAAGTACAAGGAATTCTCACAGATGCTCGTGCAGACCTTTTGGAATCTATCCGAATGAAACGTAATCTTGAAGAAATCATTATGGAGAACAACAATGCCGACCAGCGTGAAATTCTCCGACTGCGTTATTTCTATGCAGCAACGTGGGCTGCAATTGCCGATGAGCTACATGATACGACCCAGTGGGTTAAAGAGCAGCATCGCAAGGCACTGAAAAAGATTCATGTTGAAATGACCGAATGCTGTGAGGAGTATGACGGCTATGCCGAGGAAGAGTAAGAAACCATGCAGTCACCCCGGCTGTCCCAATCTGACTGAGGGTAAGTATTGCGAGAAACATAAATCTCTTCACCCCGACAGACCTTCGGCAGAAAGCAGAGGTTACAATAATCGTTGGCGTAAGGTGCGAGCTGCATATCTCCGTAAGCATCCGTTGTGTGTACGGTGTATGGCTGACGGACGGTATGTGAAGGCAACGGTGGTCGATCACATTCAGCCCCATCGAGGAAACCGGCAGCTGATGTGGGATGAGAATAATTATCAGGCTCTATGCAAAAAATGTCACGATAAAAAGACATGGACTGAGGATAAGAATCCGATTTATGGCTATAAATAGCCACCGGGGGGCAATTTATCCCTACAGGGGAATCAGGAGAATACCGGTGGGCAGCACCACGCAGATTTTCAGCATATTCTAAGGCGGTATATGGACAAAATCAAAGAATATCGTACTTTTGGGGCTTTCCTGACTTTCACAAGTCGGGATTTTTTTATGCCTTTTTTGATTTTATTTGAATTTTTTAGGAGGGAAAACATGGCGCGAGACGGAACAAACAGAGGCGGTGCAAGACCGGGTGCAGGACGTCCGAGAAAAGCACTGGCAGATAAGATTGCGGAAGGCAATCCCGGCGGCAGAGCTTTGACACAAATCAAGGTTCCAGACGACCTGCCCGACTTGCTCGGTGAAGATATGCCGCCACCGAATGAAATCCTTTTTGCAAAGCAGAAGAACGGCAAGCCTCTGGGCGCGGATAAAATTTACAAGGACACATGGCTATGGCTGAAAGGCTTCAAATGTGAACGCCTTGTATCTCCCGCAATGATTGAGCAATATGCCATGAGCGTAGCACGATGGATGCAATGCGAGGAGGCACTCAGTCTTTACGGTTTACTGGGTAAACACCCAACGGTCACAAGCTCGGCAATTCAAAGTCCGTTTGTTGCAATGAGTCAGAGCTTTATGAAGCAGGCACAGCAGATATGGTCACAGATTTACCAGATTGTCCGTGAGAACTGTTCGGAAGAGGTAAATCTCACAGGCGAAATGGATATGATGGAGCAGTTGCTCCGCAGCAGAAAGTGAGAGTATATGGCAAAACCTCAAAAGATTAAAATCAGCAATGGTGATAAACTTGGAAGCCTTCTTATACTCGGCGAGTATGTTAGGGGCAAATTCGGACATCTTCAGTATCTTGTCAGATGTGACTGTGGCAAAAAATACATCAGCAGCCGTGCTTCGCTTCTAAAAACAATGCCTTGCTGCCCTGATTGCTACAAGAAAAACAGACCGCATCGTTCTCCCAAAATTGCTGTTGGCGAGATTGTAAACAATTGGGAAGTTGTTTCAATACGCTTCGACAATGTAAAAAAGCAAAATGTATATAATTGCAGATGCTTACTTTGCGATAATCTCACAGAAAAAAATTCTTCTGAAATAAAATTGAGAAAAGGCGGTCGTTGCCGGAAATGCAAGCCCGATTACCACTTTCGGATCAAAGATAACTGTGCCTATGGCACTCTTCCAAATGGAGAACAATTCATCATTGACACCGACGACATACAGCGTGTATCAGAAATATTCTGGCATATGGGAAAAGACGGTTATATAATCTATACAAAGCCAGGAATGGACACAATCCGACTCCATAATTTCATCATGAATGTTACACCGAATAAAAAATTCCATATAGACCACATCAACCGTAACAGAAGTGACTGCCGCAAATGTAATCTTCGTCTTGTAACTGCACAGCAAAATTCTATGAATTCAAGCATAATACGGAGTTCTGCTACTAAGCTGCGTGGGATTACCTTTGATAAATCAAGTAGTCGATATAAGGCACGTATTGGACTCAACGACAGACGCATCATGTTAGGCAGTTCTAAAGACCCTATCGAATGTGCCCAGATGTACAATTGGGCTGCACCGATTATTTTCGGCGAGTTTGCCGGAGAGCTGAATGATGTTCCTGAACCACCCGAATGGATAAAACGGCAGGTTGAAAGAAAATGTGAACCATACAAAATAGAAGCAATGATAGCCACACAGCCGTGTGGTATTTTTGATACCCAAAACAAGGAGGAAGCAATATGAAATCAGCAGCAGATGTATCTTTCTGGAAAGAATTGAAGTCAAGCAGACCCATGCTCACCAAGCAGCAGTACAGAACAATCAAGGGACAGGCGGTCAAGGGAAATGTACATGAAGCCCGCCGTGGTCTGCAGCGAATTCAAAGGAGGCAGCACCGATGAAAACAACAACGGATTTTCAGCTTGTGAATGTCAGCAAGCTTATCCCATATGTGAATAACGCCCGAACCCACAGTAAGGAGCAGATTACAAAGCTGCGTTCCTCTCTCCGTGAGTTCGGGTTTATCAATCCCATCATCATTGACAAGGACTTCAATGTCATTGCAGGTCACGGACGTCTGATGGCGGCAAAGGAAGAAGACATTGACGAAGTGCCGTGTGTATTTGTGGACTACCTCACGGAGGCACAGAAGAAGGCCTATATTTTAGCGGACAATCGCATGGCGTTGGACGCAGGATGGGACGAGTCCTTGCTCGCCGTTGAAATCGAAGAACTGAAGAACCTCGGTTTTGATACAGAGCTTACCGGCTTCGATGAAAAAGAAATCGCCGACCTGTTCAGCGACGGAACGGACAGCGATGCGAAGGATGATGACTTTGACCTGACTACCGCACTCGAAAAGGCGGCATTTGTACAGCGTGGAGATGTGTGGACGGTCGGCAGGCACAGGCTCATGTGCGGTGATGCTACCTCCTCCGATGATGTGAACACGCTGATGGGAAATGTGAAGGCAAATCTTATTCTGACAGACCCGCCGTATAATGTGGCTTTCAAGTCCGGCAGCGGACTCACCATTCAGAACGACAGCATGAAGAATGATGATTTCTACAACTTCCTGCTTTCTGCATTTCAGTGCATGGCGGCACACCTTGAAAAAGGCGGTGCGGCGTATGTGTTCCATGCTGATACGGAGGGACTGAACTTCCGCAGAGCTTTTGTGGATGCAGGCTTTCACCTTGCCGGCTGCTGTATCTGGGTGAAGGACAGTCTTGTCCTTGGTCGCTCCGATTATCAGTGGCAGCATGAACCTGTGCTGTACGGCTTCATGCAGAACGGCAAGCACAAGTGGTATTCCGACCGTAAGCAGACCACCATCTGGAACTTCGATAAGCCGAAACGAAACGCAAATCATCCGACGAGTAAGCCGCTCGACCTGCTTGGTTATCCCATCGGCAACTCCACACAGGAGAACGGTGTGGTCATCGACACCTTCGGTGGCAGCGGCTCCACGCTTATGGCGTGTGAGCAGATGAACCGAATCTGCTACATGATGGAGCTTGACGAAAAGTATGCTTCCGTTATCCTCCGTCGCTATGTGGAGGACACAGGTGATGCGGAGGGTGTATTTGTAGAGCGTGATGGCAAGAGATATTCTTATGCGGAACTGGTGAAGGAGGTTGAACTGCTGAATGATGAAACCTGACTTCTGGATAGTCAGTTTCTCCGGCGGCAAGGACTCCACAGCCATGCTCCTTCGGCTGCTTGAGGAAAAGTGGCCTGTGGATATGATTCTTTTTGTGGACACGGGACTGGAATTTCCTGCGATGTACGACCACATCGACAAGGTGGAGCAGTACATCGGCAGACCGATTACCCGAATCAAGGCGGAACATGACTTCGAGTATTACTTCTGCCACGCACCAATCAAGCGTGGTGATCCTGAGAAATTCCGACAGCAGTTCGGCGGTGACTATAACGGTTTCGGCTGGATGGGGCCGAAAATGCGGTGGTGTACCAATCGCCTGAAAGACGCTCCTCGAGAGAAATATCTGAGAGAGCTGAGAAAGAAATACACGCTGTACCAGTATGTCGGGCTTGCTGCCGATGAGGGGTACCGACTGAAACGGAAAAACAATCAACGCACGGAATGTGTGCATCCGCTGGCAGAATGGGGCATGACCGAATCCGACTGCCTGCAGTACTGCCGTGACTGTGGTTTTGATTGAAACGGTCTGTATCAGCATTTCAGGCGTGTATCCTGTTGGCTGTGTCCTCTGCAGCCGTTGGATGAGCTTCGTGCCTTGTGGGAACATTTCCCGGAATTGTGGGAAAAGCTGAAAAAATATGAGTCGATGACGTGGAGAAAATACCGCTCCGACTATTCCGTAGATGAACTTGAAATACGCTTTGCTTTTGAGAAGGAGTGCCTTGCCCAAGGACACTCCATCAGAAACAAGGCGTTTTTTACTGCCCTGAAAGAAAGGCTGGTGAACGCAAATGAATAAAACCCTTACCCTCGGCAGTCTCTTCTCCGGTTCGGGAACATTCGAGATGGCAGGACTGCTCTCCGGCATCAAGCCTGTGTGGGCATCGGAAGTGGAACCTTTCCCGATTGCCGTTACCAGAACACGACTGCCGTTTGTCAAGCATTACGGTGATGTCAATAAAATCAACGGCGCTGAAATCGAGCCTGTGGACATTATCACCTTTGGTAGCCCTTGTACCGATCTCTCGGTTGCTGGCAAACGAGCCGGTATTCATGCGGAACGTTCAGGGCTGTTTTTTCAGGCTATCCGAATTATAGAAGAAATGAGGTGTGCAACCAATGGCAAATATCCGAGATTCGCTGTGTGGGAAAATGTCGGAGGCGCCTACAGCAGCAACAACGGCGAAGACTTCCGCTGCGTCCTCGAAGAATTCTGCAAGGTCAAAGACGCAGGTGTATCTGTTCCTAAACCGAAAAAGTGGGAAAAAGCAGGAAGCATCATGGGAGATGATTATTCTGTCGCCTGGAGAACATTCGACAGTCAGCATTGGTCCATTCCCCAGAGAAGAGTGCGTATCTACCTTGTCGCAGATTTTGCAGGTCAATGTGCCGAAAAAATATTATTTGAGTCCGAGGGCGTGTCAGGGTATTCTGCGGAGGGCTTCCGAGCGTGGCAAGGCTCTGCCGGAGGTGTTGAGAATTGCGTTGGAGCAGCAGGCAAAAGCCTGATGTTTGAAAATCACTCTCAAGATACCAGATACAGAGGTCCTCTTGAAGTTTCCCAGACAGTTTCCGCAACCTACGGAATGGGCGGAAACAATCAGCCGTTTGTGGTTGAATCAGCTGGATTTTGTACCGAGCATTCGGCAAAAGCTCACGGCATCGGCTATGAGGAAGAAAAGTCGCCGACGCTCCGTGCAGGTGTAGTCCCAGCAACGCTGAAGATAAGGTGTGGTCATGGGAACGGCGGACGTGGAGCGTTGATTCAAGAAAATAAATCAGCAACGCTGTCTTGCAATAACGACCAGACACTTTTCGTTCCGAAAGCCTACGGCATCTGCTCCAAGCACAGCAATTCCATGCTGTCGGACAATCCCAACAGCGGATTTTATGAAGCGGATACCTCCAGAACCATTGACACCAGCAATCAGTCACCCTGCAAGAATCAGGGCGGTATGGTTGTAATTGAAGGCAACGGCAGCAGACCGTCACATCATGGTGATGGGTACAAGGAAAGCGAAACCATGTACACGCTGAATTGTACCGAAAATCATGCCGTTTCCTACGGCATCGGCAGACCTGCCATGAATCAGGGTTACAACGCACGGTTCAGCTTTCAGATTGAGGAGGAAACCTCACCGACCCTTGTTGCCTCGGGTGCAGGCGGTGTGGCACATCCGACCTACTCAACCAGTAAAAATTCCTATCACACGATTGCTGAAAAGGAACTTGCAAACACACTTGTTGCAACCGACTACAAAGATCCGCCTGTTGTGAATGATATGGCTGATGGTGTGGAATATATTGTTCGTCGTCTGACTCCGCAGGAGTGTGCATTGCTCCAAGGTATGCCGACATGGTGGTGTGATGGACTGGGAATTGAGAATCCCACCGATGAAGATATTGCTTTCTGGCGTGATGTGTTTGAAACCCACCGCCTTGCTTTTTCTCCCGATAAAAAGCCGAAAACAGATAAGCAGATACTGAAATGGATTAAAAATCCGTATTCCGATTCGGCGGCTTACAAAATGTGGGGTAATGGCATTTCATTGCCGACAGGATGGTTCGTACTTGCAGGGATAGCGTATTATGCACAAAACAGTGCCGAATAATTCTACATCTATTCTACGCCAAAATGACTTGAATTTCTGTGCCTTATGCGGTAATATGTGACTACAATCAAAGCCGCAACAGCGGGGAAAAATAAGGAGAACGCATATGGAAATCAAATTCAACTGCACAGAACGAAAAAAGCTGGCACAGGCAATCGGCATGATTGTGGGGGCAAAACCCGAATATCAGTTCATGCCGACCTGTGCTTACAAAATCGGACAGCACACCCTTGACAAAAACGGAACGCTGCACTTTACGAAAACTCGATCCTACACTGATGAGGTTGGTGAACTTCTGAAAGAACTGGAAGCACAGGGCTTCACGGCAGAATCCATCGGTGAGAAACAAAACGAGCTGACCATCACCATGCCGCTGGATTTCTTCGATGAGACGGTCTTTTCCAACCTCGACAGGATTTTGGAGAATAAGGGTACGCTTATTAAACACGCCCTCGGTACGGATTCCCTTGCCTACAACATTGAAAAGGAAACGGTGGAGTTCCCTTGGTTCACGGTGGAGACGGAGCATGATGCTGAAGCCTACAGCCAGTTCATTTCGGCACTCTGCGATATGGCGAAGAATCAGAAGCGTATCAACAATAAACCCGACACCAGCGACAACGAAAAATACACCTTCCGCTGCTTTCTGCTCCGATTGGGATTCATCGGCACAGAATACAAGACAGTGAGAAAGGTACTTCTGAGAAAGCTGTCGGGCAGTTCGGCATTCAGGAATGGAGGTGCAAATGATGCAGTTTCCGAATAAACAGGTACTTGCGGCTCTGCGAGAAAAATATCCTGCCGGCACAAAAATTATCCTGCACCATATGAAAGACCCCTATCCCGTGCCGGAGGGTACGATTGGAACGGTACAGTGTGTGGATGATGCCGGAAATATTCATGTGAAATGGCAGAACGGCAGTAGCCTTTCTGTGATTGAGGGTGTGGATGATTTTTCAAAAGCCCCTGGGGCCTCGGATAATCGAGGTCACACCTCCACAATACCCATATTACCATACAATGGCAAGTAAATCAAGACTGTATATTACACAATTATCCGCGGAAATACAGCCGAAAAGATTGTGTAGTAATCGTATTGCTATATCCTCCGTAATGCGGTAACATGGTACACAACGAAAGGGAACAAACCCTACGAAAACAACGAATTTACGGAGGAAAACCACCATGAACGCAAGAACAGCACAGCAGATTGAAAACCTCAAAAACCAGACGATTGGGGTTGAAGTAGAAATGAACAACATCACCCGTGACAGAGCCGCAAAGCTTGCAGCAGAGTTCTTCGGAACGGGCAGATACCAAAACACAGCAGGTCGTAACGGCTACAGCACCTGGTCGGCTTGGGATGCACAAGGGAGAGAATGGAAATTCCAGAAGGATGTGAGCATTTCGGGATGCGACAGTGAAAAATGCGAAATGGTTACACCGATTCTTCACTACAGCGACATCGAAACCCTGCAGGAGCTTGTTAGAAAACTTCGCAAGGCTGGGGCAATCAGCCACGCAGGAGTTGGGGCTGGAGTACACATTCACATCGGTGCAAACGGCCACACACCGCAGACCCTCAGAAACCTTGCAAACATCATGGCAAGCCACGAGCAGCTAATTGCCGATGCCTTGAAAATCGACCAAGGCAGAATCAGCAGATACTGCAGAACGGTCAACCCAAGGTTCATTGAACAGCTCAACAAGAAGAAACCCACCACCATGGCACAGCTTGCGGATATCTGGTACGAATCCAACGGCAGCAGCTACGGCAGAAACCAGCATTACAACGAAAGCCGCTACCATATGACGAATTACCACGCAGTATTCACAAAAGGCACAATCGAGTTTCGGCTTTTCAATTTCGACAAGCCAGCCAACGGCAAGAAAAACGGCCTTCACGCAGGTCAGCTGAAAAGCTGGATTCAGCTTTGCCTCGCCCTTTCTGAAATGGCAAAGGAGGTCAGAACGGCAAGCCCCAAGCCACAGCAGACGGAGAATCCGAAATTCGCAATGAGAACATGGCTGATTCGCTTGGGACTGGTTGGGGAAGAATTCTCGACAGCAAGGGATTTCCTTACAAGAAACCTTTCCGGCAATGCCGCATGGAGATTTGGTAACTAAAGGAATAGCCTTTTATCCCTCACGCCGCCTTCGGGCGGCTCTGGGTGGTGAAAGGGTATTCCTTTCGGAAAGGAAGAAATTATCATGAAAAAATATTACCTTGCCTACGGCTCAAACCTCAATGTACAGCAGATGCGTTATCGCTGCCCCGACGCCACGATTTTCGGCACGGCTGAAATTCCCGACTACCAGCTGCTTTTCAAGGGCAGCATGACAGGCTCGTACCTTACCATCGAAAAGAAGGAAGGCTCCACCGTTCCGGTTGCTGTGTGGGAAGTTTCGGAGCGTGACGAAAAAAACCTTGATGCCTACGAGGGCTGCCCGAACTTCTACTACAAAACGGAAATGGAACTGCCTGTGAAAATTCTGAAGAATGGCAAAACAAAAACCGTGAAAGCTTTTGTATACATCATGCACGAGGAACGCAAGCTTGGTATTCCCAGCAGAGCCTATTTGCAGACCTGCCTTGTGGGCTACCGTCACTTCGGTTTCAAGCCGGCACTTCTGATGAAGGCAATTGCGGTCAGCGAAGGAGGTACAAGATAATGAAAACGGATGAAAAGAGAACTGCTCTTTGCCCTAAGTGTGGACAGGAATATTTCGGCAGACCTGCACTTTCCCGATTTTCCCCAGACACTTTCGTCTGCCCGGATTGTGGAACCAGAGAAGCGTTGGATTCAATTGGCATCGGCAAGGCTGAACAGGATGAAATCCTGAGAATTATTCATAAGCATTTTGGTGCAGAATAAGCCGTTGAAACGCTCCACGTTGCCTTTCTTAGGGCGTTTCAAGCACCTTCGAAAAACAAACCCCATCGAAAACAAGCCCCACACGAGCCCCACAAACGGCTCGTGTGCAAGGGCATATTGTACACAAAACCGTGGCTGATTTCGCCGTTATGTTTGTCACATTTATTGTGCTGAATATTGTTGACTTACCCCTTAAAATGCGGTAATATACATACTACCGCAAGGCGGAAAACAACGAAATACGGAGGAAAACACCATGAAAGAAATCAAAATTTTTGAACAGGCAATGCACGAGGATAACGAGTTCTTCAAAACCCACAAGCTAAACCTTACGCTTTTCACAGCCTACCGCCAGCAGAAGCACACCGGCAACGAGCTGATCGACTTCTCCGAGGTAGTCTGGGAGGATGACATTGCAGCAATCAGCGAGTTCCTTAAGGCAGAGGGCATCACAGAATTTACCATTTCAAGCACCTTCAGCAGTTTGATTCAGACCCTTGCAGAATTTGAAAAGTACGGATTCTGCACGAACGGCTTGACCACGGTGAATGCCAACTACACCGACTTCACCACCGGAAAGCTGAGGGTTGTACCTGCCATCAGAATGAGCCTGAACTAAGCAACAGCAGCACAGCCCTTCGGGGCTGCCTGCCACAAATACTGAGGAGAACGAATATGAAAGTTTTGATTGTTGAACCGGGCAAGCATCCCTACGAAGCCGAAATCGACAGCAGCCTTGAAAGCCTGCAGAAAACGGTGGGTGGCTATATCGAAGCCATTTATCCCTTCGAGGATATGGTGGCTCTGATTTCTGATGAGGAGGCAAAATTGGAATCCGACACGCAGTGGAACAGAATTCTCGGTGGGGATATCATCAAGGGCACCTTCTTCCTTTGCGGCATTGAGGGCGAAAATTTCTGTGACCTTCCCGATGACCTCATGGAAAAATATAAAAAGTACTTCTGGGTGACTCCCTACAGTGTGGGGAGATGTCACGAAGTGACAGAGGGGACGGGCACCGGTTAGGTGCCTCAGCTTTTTATCCCAACGCCCAATGGTCTGCTGCCGATTATCCTCCGTGACGCTCCGTAAGCCTTGACGTTGCCCCACACGACGTTCTGTGGGGCACTCCGTAAACTTATCCCCCGCCACTGCAAGCCCCGACAAAGGGGCTTATGTCTGTCATAATATACACAATACCAGAGGTGTATTTTTGCCCTATATTCTGTAGTTTTAGCCGCTTGCAATAAGTCACTCTATGCGGTAATATGTAATCACCGAAAGGGAGAAAACCCCACGGAAAAACAAAAATTACGGAGGATACAAAAATGGTAAGTTACGGAGTAGCAAAGGCAAGAGCGATGGCAAGAAAGAGCAATTGGAACGAGGAAGAATACACTTCCAAGGCAACAATCACCTGGGCAGACAGCGAGTACGAATACGAGCTTGAAATCGAGAACGAGGACATGGACGAGGACTTCGAGGCTTGGATTGAAAAGCACGCCGAGGAGCTTGCAAGAGAGGATGCCGCGGCAAACGGCACAACCTTCGAGGAGGTGGTTGGAATCAGCTACGATTATGACTCATTGACGACGACGAGGCTTTTGACAGGGACTACGAGGCCTACGCCGAGTTCGAATGGGAGTGTAGAACGGGGAGATAAATTCCCCAAGCACCCGAGGGCGGAGCCGAAAGGCTCCTACCTTCGCCCACGTTGCCTTTGTGGGGCATTTCAGCCGAGCTGCAACAAACAACGCAATGCCGAAAACGGTGGCTTGTGGGCGATTCTGGGGCAAGTGTGAGCGTCGCATAATACACAATTTTCTGCACTGATATTTGTCACATTTATTATTCCAAATACCGTTGACTATCCTCCGATAATGCGGTAACATACATACTACCGAAAGGCACATAGCTGGACGGAAAAACAACAAAGGAGAATGAAAAAATGTGGTCAGAAGGAACAATTAAAGTCAGGAACAGCGTATTCCATTACTGGGTGAAGCACTACGATGAGCCGAGCCATTACGGAATCGAAAACGGCAGAATCAGTAAGCTCACTCTTAAGCGAAACGGCATGGTGGTTTACAACTACGACCGTGGCGAGGACACCAAGGCAATCGACAGCGACACGGAGATGGCATTGGCGATTCTGATAAGGGACTACAATTAAAAACCAGCAGCCCTGCGGGGCTGTTGCTCATATATACAGAAGCTCACCGATGGTGGGCTTTTCTTATGACAGGAGGTGAAACAATGGCGAAATACAAACCGACCCGATTTATGGCGGATGATTCCAAGTACAGCAAAAAGGATGCGGATTATGCGGTGAATTTCATTCAATGCCTGTGCCATACCAAAGGAAAATGGTCTGGAAAAGCCTTTGACCTATTGGAATGGCAGGAACAGATTATTCGTGACCTTTTCGGCATAATTAAACCTTCCGGTTATAGGCAATTTAATACGGCATACATTGAGATCCCAAAGAAAAACGGCAAATCAGAGCTTGCTGCTGCCGTCGCTCTCCTCCTGACCTGTGGCGATGGTGAACAACGAGCGGAGGTATACGGCTGTGCCGCTGACCGACAGCAAGCCTCGATTGTTTTTGATGTCGCCGCAGACATGGTGCGAATGTGTCCTGCATTAGGCAAAAGGACGAAAATTCTGACTGCTCAGAAGCGTATCATCTATACGCCGACGAACAGCTTTTATCAGGTGCTTTCAGCAGAAGCCTACTCCAAACATGGCTTTAACATTCACGGAGTTGTCTTTGATGAATTGCATACCCAGCCAAACCGAAAATTGTTTGATGTCATGACAAAGGGTTCCGGCGATGCCCGTATGCAGCCATTGTATTTTCTCATCACCACGGCAGGAACGGACACCAACAGCATCTGCTATGAGGTACATTCCAAGGCAAAGGACATTCTGGAGGGCAGAAAGCATGATCCGACTTTCTATCCGGTTATTTATGGTGCAGATGAATCGGAAGATTGGACGGATCCGAAAGTGTGGAAAAAAGCAAATCCAAGTCTGGATAAGACCATCGGAATGGATAAGGTGGTGGCTGCGTGTAATTCTGCAAAGGAAACACCCGGCGAGGAAAATGCTTTTCGACAACTGCGTTTGAATCAATGGGTAAAACAGGCTGTCCGCTGGATGCCTATGGAAAAATGGGATGCGTGTAAATTTGCTGTCCATCCTTCGAAATTGGAAGGACGTGTCTGTTACGGCGGACTCGATCTTTCAAGTACAACCGATATTACGGCATTTGTGCTTGTGTTTCCGCCTACGGATGAGAATGACAAATACAGCATTCTCCCATACTTCTGGCTGCCCGAGGAAACCCTCGACCTGCGAGTCCGCCGTGACCATGTGCCGTATGACGTGTGGGAACGGCAGGGGTATATTATGACCACGGAGGGAAATGTGGTGCATTATGGCTTTATCGAGAATTTTATTGATGAACTCGGTACAAGGTTCAACATCAAAGAAATTGCCTTTGACCGTTGGGGTGCGGTGCAGATGTCGCAGAATTTGGAGGAACTTGGATTTACTCTTGTGCAGTTCGGGCAGGGCTACAAGGATATGAGTCCACCAACCAAAGAACTAATGAAACTCACCCTTGAAAAGAAAATTGCTCACGGCGATCATCCTGTGCTACGGTGGATGATGGATAATATTTTCATTAAGCGTGACCCTGCCGGAAATATCAAGCCCGATAAGGAAAAATCCACAGAGAAGATTGACGGTGCAGTTGCCCTGATTATGGCACTTGACCGTGCGATTCGCTGTGGACTTGGTAATTCTGGGGTGAGTGTTTATGATGAGAGGGAGATGCTGGTGTTGTAGATAAAATTATTGTTCATTATCTATATCTTCAATTTTTCTGATAATGTCAGGAACATTGCAGTATATTATTTTTGTTTTAATGCCTAAATAATTATACACTGCTTCACATTTAAATGCAAAATGCCTATCGGATGTAAATAAGTAATCCGCTGCCGTTGCGTATATAGCGTGAGATACATCATGTGTGCCAGAGATTGCTGTTTTTTCCTTCTTTTCAGCATTATAACCGCAGTAATTCAATATGCGGAATAATACTTCAATCGTATATTCAAGCTGAGTATGATCATTAATCATTAAATCATATCTATTCTTTTCAAAGCGAAAATCATCAGGTAAATTTTTATGCACTCCTGTTAAAGAAAATATTATATTTTCGAAATTATATTTACAAATTTCATTCTTAATGTTTCGATTTAATTCATCAATTTTTGATTTAACTAAATCCTGGTCGAAAATTTCAAGGGGTGATATGTTAGAAATGTTACGATAATGTTTATCTTCTTCCATTAAAGGTTTATAATGCATCTGATCAACTTTCAATTTTGCAACACTATCACTTTCTACCCTGTTTGTCGTATCAAATTGAGCAACTCTACGATAACAAATATAAGGACTTTCAGTTTTGATTTCAATTGCTTTATTTGGAGGACTTTGCGGAAGTGCTACTTTGTTAGAAGTCACCGTACTAATGATAGATAATAAATTCTTTCGTGGCTCATAAGACTCATTCTTTGAAGAAGCTTTGAAAATTTCTTCTATATGCGCAGGACTATAAATACAGATATACTTCTCTTTGTTCAATCCTTTAAGTTTTGAACACAGTTCTTCGTTCGAAAGACTATAAATATATATATTATGGTCAAAATAAAGAGTTGACATATCAACACACCCTATTTAAGTTTTTTATCATTATACCACATCCGCCCCGAAAAAACAACCCTCTGAAAGGAGCATTTCCAATGAATATTTTCAGCCGTCTGTTCCACTCAAGGGACACTCCTACCAACAGCTACGACAGCCCATCCTACACCTACTTTTTCGGACGAGTGCACAGCGGCAAGCGTGTGGATGACCGCAGTGCCATGCAGCATACCGTTGTGTATGCCTGCGTAAGAGTGCTGTCGGAGGCTATCGCACAGCTGCCACTTCATTTATATCAATATACCGAAAACGGAAAAGAGCGAGTGCCGATGCACCCGCTTTACTTTTTACTCCATGACCAGCCAAACCCCGAAATGACATCGTTCATCTTCCGTGAAACGCTGATGTCCCACCTGCTGATTTACGGCAATGCTTATGCACAGATTATCCGCAACGGACGTGGTGATGTGGTGGGGCTATATCCTCTGATGCCTGACAAAATAAAGGTTGACCGTGATGAGCATAACAATCTCATCTACATTTACAGTCGATATGATGAGGCGAATCCTCATATCAAGGAACAGGGCGACATCACGCTCCGTGCGGAACAGGTTCTGCATATCCCTGGGCTTGGCTTTGACGGAGTGCGCCCAGATAGGGCATAG